TAGTTACTGCTGTTATTACGGCATTAGTCGGCGGTTTGATAGGTTATTGTGTTAAAATATTAGGATTTTAGGAGGTATGTAAAAATGAAAGAATGGTTTAAATGTGCAGGTATTCGTGCTATTAAGACAGTAGCACAGACGGCTGTTGCAACAATCGGAACGGCAGTCGCAATGGGTGATGTTAATTGGGTATTGGTAGGTAGTGCATCTGCTTTGGCAGGTGTACTGTCGTTGCTGACTTCTGTTGCAGGTTTGCCGGAAGTAAACAATGAAAAGGAGTGATGATTTATGCGAATTGGTATAAACTGCGGACACACTGTAAGCGGCACAGTCGGTTGCGGTGCAGTCGGGGACATAGATGAAAGCGTAGAGGCTCGAGAAGTCGGCTATGCTCTCGAAAATTTATTAAAAGGTGCAGGTCATACGGTGTATGACTGCACCAACGACCATGCCGACAGTGTCGGTAAAAACCTAAGCAATATTGTAAATATGGCAAATGCACAGCCGTTGGATTTGTTTGTATCGATACATTTCAATAGCGGCGGCGGACAAGGTACTGAAGTTTGGACATATAACGGGAAGTCATTTGAGGAGGCAACTAATACTTGCAAGGCTATAAGTGCGTTAGGTTTTAAAGACCGAGGCATTAAGGACGGCTCGAAGTTATATGTTGTACATCATAGCAATGCAAAGGCTATGTTGGTAGAGGTGTGTTTTGTAGACACAGACGATGCCAAAAAGTATACAGAAATCGGTGCAAATAAGTTTGCGGAAGCCATTTATAAAGGGATTACAGGACAAATAATAGAGGAGGATTTAACAATGTCACAGTACAATGAATTAAAAGAATTAATCGAAAAACAGGCGGCGGAAATTGCCGATTTAAAAAACATCAACCAACAGTTGGTGAATGTAGTTCAAACTACAATGGTATATGATTTCAATGATGACAATATGCCGTCGTGGGCGCGTCCTGCGGTGCAGGCGGCTATGGACTGTGGTGCGGTACAAGGTGATGAACAGGGCAGACTGGGTTTGTCCTACAAGGATTTACGTGCCATTGTACGTGAATATCGTTGCGGATTGTATAATAAATAGGATAAAAAATAGGTGGCTACGTGCCACCTATTTTTTATTTGTTTTCATTTATGCGGTTTATTGCGTCAATTAGTAACTTTTCCGCCCAAACAGGCGGAGTTCTGTCACCCTTTTCCCAATGGGCGAGAGTGCCTAAAGGGATTTCAAACCGTCTTGATAGTTCAGCTTGCGTCAGACCTGCCGCAAGGCGAGCTTGCTTTATTTTGCAATCCATATATTATCACCTTTTGTTATAAATATTTTTTTATATTGTTTAATAAATCTAAATCAATGTCAGTAGCAAAATAATCAATGTTATCTTTAAAATATCCATAATGCCACAATCCTAACGCCATATCTTTCCAATCTTTTTCGGTGTAATCGTCAAAACTGTAACCAATCATTAATTTTGTGAATTTCTCCTCATCACTGATGTTTTCTTTATCAATATTTTTATTTTTCTTTTCCGTGATTACTCGGTCAATCGCAAGAATAGCCATTTTTAGGCGACTTTTTATTTTTGTAGGTTTTTCACCGTTTAACTGTCGTAGGCAGTCGGTGTACAATTCATTCCAACCGTCGGCAGGTGCTGATGAAGTAATAAATATTTGATACCAATCGTCACCTTCTCCGCCGTCGAATAACTCTACAATAGCGTATTTTACAATAGAATTAGCTGAATATTGTAAAACACGAATTTGTCTGCTGATTAGTACGGGTAATTCAACAAACGAAATGCCTTTGCTTACCAATGTATCTACGAATGATTTTTGACCGTTTTGAACTATGACATCTACTCCGTTGTGTACTAATGTCTTCATAAAAATCTTCCTTTCTGTATATCATATCCCCCGCCATTGGAATGACGGGGGATAAGTTTGGTTAATCTTCGATTTCTTTTGCAACGAAATCGAAGTAATATTCAACAACTTCATCATCGTCATTATATATCAAAATTGACTCATCTTTTAGGTTTACTTCGGCATACATACCGTTTGTATCATTTATATTATCAGCTAAATAATATAACGCATTAACGATTGCTTCTTTTTCATTTTCGGCTTCGACATCACCGTCTACGATATTGTATGAAATATGTTCGTATGGTTCTTCACCTGCGTATTGTCTTGCATTTTGTACACAATTTTCAACTTGAAATCTCTTCATTTTCTTTTCCTCCTAAAATTTATCCTTTTTGTTTATTATTTTGAGTTTTCCCTCATTTCTTGTCTTTATTATACCACCCATTGGGTGGTATGTCAATAGTTTTTTCAAAAAAAATTAAAAAAATTTTTTATTTTTTTTCATAAATAGCAATGTAATTATGCACAAAAATTTAATTATATTTTGGTATAAAAATATATAGTCGTATCTATTATAATGTGATATACTAAAATAAAAAAAGGAGTGGATATAATGGCATATTCAGAGGCAAAGAAAAAAGCAACAATAAAATATCAAAAAAAAACATATGATAGAATTGAATTAAAAGTAAAGAAAGGTGAAAAAGAAAAGATAAAAGCAAGAGCAGCAGAGTTAGGGATTAGCGTAAATACATATATGATAGAATTGATAAAAAAAGATTTGGAAGAAACATAAAATATATAG